ATACGATTACGATCTTGTTAAGAATGGTATGAGAATAGATGTTAAGACCAAGCGTTGTAACTCTAAGCCTAAACCCTTTTATGATTGTTCCGTAGCGTTGCATGGAACTAAACAAGACTGTGATGCGTATGTGTTTGTTCGCATACTTACAGATTTAACTAAAGCTTGGATTCTTGGTGGCATATCCAAACAAAGCTTTTACAAAGAAGCCACCCTATACAGAAAAGGGGATATTGATCATAACAACGGCTATACGTTTAAAGCTGATTGTTATAACCTACAGATAAGTCAATTGAGTCCTTGCCATGATATCAAAAACTAAAGCTAAACTATTTTCATTAGAAGTATTTTTAAATAAAGAGG